GGTTAATTTCTGGCGGCTCGTGCCTTCTAAATCTGAATCCGCCGTATCCTTTCCACATGCGTCGCCATTCATATTCGGTATGATTGCCATGTGTACCCGGTGTCGTGAGTACCCTGTTTGGAGTAATAAAGTATCTGCAAGGGCAGGCAAGTCCGCCGTACTCGCTTCTCGATAGAAAATAGACGGCATTCTCAATGGTTTCGGGTGACCAGATTTCGTCCGAATCAATTTGTATGACGATATCACCGTCACGAATTGAGTTCACATCAGCATTTATCATTTCTATTTTCCCGTTCCACTCATTTTTTGAATGGACCACAACACGCTCGTCAGAGGATATCAACTCGAGGAATTCCGGAGTACCATCGTTCCCCAGTCTCGGCTCTATTTTTTTACACCAAGAAGTGCAATGCTTCGGCAAGGCGACGCCTTGCGACACATGCCAAACCCAATCGAATCTGACCTTTTGAAGTGTTGTATAGACACATGGCAGCCACGGCATGCCATCCAGCACTATTGTGAATACGTGAAGTTTCATGGGATTGTAGATTTATCTGTCAGCTCGCCACAGCCACGCTAATTTCTGCATCATTCATAATTTCGCCGTATCTCCGTCTATGATGTTGGGATTGAATCCGCACTCGCTCATCAAGAGCTTGCAAAACGTTTCGTTCTGTTTGTATAGTGGCAACGCATCAGACCCTACCCACGCCGACGGGTGAAAGTCGTGCATTACAAGACCAAGAGGCAAATCACATTCTGGGAACAGAGCAGCGACATCCTCGCATTTTATGTCATTGAGCTTCCTTGCAAAATAGAGCAATGCAAAATCCCAAAATGGTCCGCCGATAAGGAAGTCCGGTATCTTCTCCATATTATCTCTCAACCAGCTCGACCTCACTGCCAGCAAGTCTCTGCCGATATGCCTTTCGCCTCTTTTCTCTGGGAGATCAGTTCTTGCGCCAAGCACGATTGGATAATACTTAAGGCGCATAAGACAATAATCAATCGTGTGCTGAGTGATAATCACGTCATCATTTGTGAATACGATCGCGTTATCGCCTTTTAAATCCGCGGCTGCATACAAAGCATCACGGAGATACGGCCTGCCCATAAATACCCTTGGCCATTTCCATATGTGCAATGGCACAACCCCGGATACATAAATTTCATCCCATGACGATCTTGCGCGAATAAGCCTGTAATCGCTGGTTTGTCGCATCATTACGACATGAACCACTGATTCCGGCTCCCACTTTTTGGATTGAAGTGCCTTTTTGATACAGGTTTTAAGCTTTTCATATTTGAATTCGGAATACCGCATTGTTGCCACAGGTTTTCTACGCGGGATTGACCCTCCCCATTTGTCATTCAATATTGCTATGTACGGGACATGCGAAGCCTGCAAAAGATGCAGCGTTGACGTATCAACCGTTACAACAAGATCACATCTGTCCAACACGCCGAGCAGGTCGGTATAATGTTCTACGTGCAACTCTGACAGATCAATCAGATCCGGGTAGTCGTTCTTCATCTTCTCCGCAATCCCCGAGACGAACGGAGAACTGTAGCTCTTGAAGTTGCACGCTATGATAGGGGATCGCTTATATTCGGAGACTCTTTGCCAGAGCCGCAATTCTTCGTCAAAATCCCGTTTATCGAAATCAGGAGCGTACCTGTTAAACCTATCAAGATATCCGCAGAACTTATATTGATCCGACTGCCACGACCCGGTCCCTGCTTTTCTAAGGCCGTTCTTGGAGAACAATTGCGGGACCAAGACCACGCCTTCTGCCAGAGATTTGGCCCCATCCGGATCATCAATATCCCCATCCCATATTACGGGCTCGACATAAGTTACTCTGTCAAGGACGTGCGCCATTGTGCGGTGCACTATCAGTTTTACACGCTTTTGGTTTCTGAAGAAATACCATGCCAACGGGAGAATGTTTATGATATCTCCAATTCGTCCCAACTGCACAATTGATACTGTTTTTGCAGCGTCGCAGACATTTCGCTGAACCGGGCTTTGAACAGCAGACATTTTGCCAACGCGACTGGCAAGAAGATCAATTAACGATCCATCCTTACAGCGATGGAAAAGGACGGCTTCCTTCTTGATACTGCTGAGCGATGTAAATGTAGGAGGCTCGTTCGGCTTTCCCCATTCATGCTGAATTAATCGAGTGATGTGCGCTTCTCGCAGAACCTGGGCACCACCAGATCTATCCCATGGGTCATTATTGCTGTCCAAGAACTTTGCGAAATGATCCAGCGCATACGGGGGATAAATAGCCACGCCTGCGAGGAAATTATTTTGCATTGCTCCCATGTAGGGTTTCCCGTAAGCAAAGTATTCTTTTTGGAGAGCATCAAACCAATTGGGCGTAATTGGCACGCAGTCTGGCTCCAACCACAACCATGGGATCCCGTTATTACGGTAGTAAGTGGCAGCGGTTTTAAACCTTATATTGCATGCGCCCGGCCATCCAGCATCGTCATTCTTATTGTCCTTCAGCAATATTGCTGACGCAAAAGCTTCTTGTGCTGCGGCTAAAATTGCCTTGTCCGAGTCAGCAGAACAAGATGGGCTTGAAATCAGGGCACAATGCGCATTTATCTTGCCGGACAAATCTTTAATCCACCGAAGCAACTTCAACGCGAGCTGCCAGTCTCCTGAATAATACGCCAATGCGACCCCCAGTGGACGCACATTGTCTAGAGATCTTTTTAATTGCGGGACGTCTCCAGATTCAATCGCGGCTTTATATTGTTCCTGGGATATCTCGACGCATCCGCGTTTCAAATAGTCAACAAAAGTATTTTCATCGATCTCAGCGACGGCGGGTCCGGGATATATCGCTCCTTTTACGAACCTGAACTGAGTTGTTTTTACATTAAATAACTTGCTTATGTTTTGGGTATAGACATATTTCATGGCAGGATGAAGCCTTGACAATCGTCTGAACTGACTTGTGAATCAATGGAGTGGCTGGAAATGCTTGTGTCATCTAAGCGTACTCTGTTTCGTCCTCATGTTCTTATCGACATGCAACCTTCTGACCTTTGCCATCCATGAAGCGTAAAATGCTTGTGCAGCCTGATGATCTCTGTCCACTTCTTTGCGAATCTCACTTCTGACATAATCAGCCACAGCGTCTGCCTCATCTATATCAAGCCCGCATTCATCTTCATCGCCCCAGTCACTGTAAATGCCATCCCAATGCAATTCGCATTTGTAGCCTTCCTCGAGAGCAGGGGAAATCCAAAACCCTGTCCCTTTCGGATTCCACGCCACAGCGAATTTCCTTGGGGTATTGCATTTCAGATCGAATCTTGATTCCCACGGGACATCGTCTGCGAGAGCTCTGTAGCATAATCCGTCAGATTCATCTCCTACTATCCACAATTCTCTCGGGCGAACATCAACCATTTCCGAGCTGTAATTAAACTCCATCGCGTAAGGCTCAATCAACGTCCCGTCTGCATATTCAAACTCAGTAATATGCCCGGTTTGATATTGAGGTACGAGCCGTTGGATGTGTCTGACCCCGACCTTTGTATGCAAGTCGATTATCGCAGAGCAATTCTGGCGCATTGCATCGCCGGGCATCAGGCTTTTGACGAGGTTCTTGAAGTTTGCCCAATTCATATCGAAACCTTTCTTAGCCGTACAGGGTCTTCAACCACGACCACAGGGACGGCATGGTTTTGAGGCTGTGCCGGCTGAGGTGGCGACGGAACTCGGGATACTGTGAAGGTATGAGGTCCTAGCTCCGACACCTTTTTTTTTAAGAGCTCGTTATATTCAGCCTGGTCAATCTCTGTTACAGGCTTCGGCAAATTTGCGGCAAGCCATGCGCCGACATCGTCGCGCAGTTCAGCAACGCCGACTTTTTCAAACACGTTAAGGCTTGCCGTTTGCCATTTGATTTTTCCATACGGTGTTACTATTGGATTCGATGGATTTACAGTTTTGAAATACTTCATACTCGATTAACTTCGCCTGTTTATTTTCGAATTTCAACATCCGGGAATTCGGTCCAGGTCGTCCCGTTAAAATATGACGTTCTGAATTCAATTCTCAGGAGAACCATGTTTTGTCCCCATGTCCTGTACATGTCCCAATATGTGCCGACACAATCCACAGCGTTATCAAAGCCTTCACGTCTGGCTTCTTCGTTGTCGATATCAAGAAGCATTCCCACGGAAAGACTGACTATCCTGTATCTTGCACGGGCTATTTGCCCCGGCATGAACATCGGTGACGTCCAGCGATGGACATCTTTATGGCCATCGACCTTGTACCTTACCATTTCTCTTGTAAGTTCGGCTGGTGGAGTATTTTCAGGATACCCAAGACGCACTCCCCATATCTCCTTGATATTACCTACTTCCCCAAGCGATCTTCCCCAGAACTCAGGTTGAATGATCTGGTTACTATCCGAACAGCACGGGAGACCATTTACAATACAATCTGGATTATAACGTAATGCGCGTCTTGTGACAGTTTTCCTGCCGTCAAGGATTGCCTTCATCATTAATGGATCAAACAGTAGTGATTTCATTTTTGTGAAAGAATGCCCAATCAAGGATCAAAACAGCATCTGCTGTCGCTATTCCGGGAGACAGTGTCGGGTATCTCCGGCAGGCTTCTTCTGCGAGTTTCCTCTTCCACTCGTGCCTTGATGAACAATTTCTTCTGGCCCCTATTCCGAGAGCTTTTTGCCAAACCTGTGGGCGTACCAATTCAAGGCTTATACCGAGCGTCATCATGATTCCCTTGAGAAAACCGTAATTCTCCCCGAACGTGAACATCGCAGACCCCGGGTGCCCCTGGCCAATATACCCTGTAACAAGCTCAAGAAACGCAGCGCGCCATCTATGGACACTTAATCTCTTGAAGAGTTCCACAATTGCGCCCTGTGTATCCGGCATTTTGAATACGCACACGTTCGCTTTCAGGCGTTCGGTCCAAACCCATTCAAAATCACCGAATGGCTCTTCGGACGAAACCGCTATTGCGCCGGTTACTCCCGGATCGACAGCAATTATATCGCGCATGACATAATAAGACCGTTATGGCGCATAATGTCAAGAGACAAAAATAAACGGGCGGCACTTGTTTGTACCGCCCGCGCGGCTTCACTCCTGAACCATTGCTATGAGACCCAAACGAGCATTGGACCCGGAGAAAGATTAGACAATACCCATAGTGTGATTACGACAGGTATTGGTACGTGACGGCGACCCAACGCCCGGGACCAAACGAGATATCGTTCGGTTTGTAATAAGTTATTTCGGTATCGTTTTGGTTCGTTTTGTCAAAGACGTAGATACCACCGTCCCCATCCCAAATCTCTGTATGTCCAAGGACAATCGCGACATCTTTATCTTTGTACCCTGTTACAGCCTTGAGGGCTGCAGCTGTTTCGACAACAATTACCGGGCGTCTCAAGAACCACCCGGTATTCTTATTTTCATCTGTACGTTTGAAATACAGATCACCGTCGGCGGTTGTAACGATGGTCCCTGCTTTGGCATAAACCTGAGATTCAGGTGAGTCAGAGACCTGCTTTATAGCGGTTTGGATCGGGGGTTGCCCGTCATATTCATTTCGTACTCTCATATATCACTCCTAGCTTCTGGGATAAGACACATTACACGGAGCAGATGTCATCGTTGGGCATTCATCACTGAAGTTGGTGATTACATAATGCCTGTTAGGATCATTAACATCTACGCCAAAAGTCTGGCTGTAAAGCTGATAATGCGTAATGACCGGGGTCACAACGCAGTAATACAACGCATCAGCTTCATTTGTTCTGCGTGTGACAGACTTCGCACTAGCGAGGCCTATCTCGATATCCGACCAGTCGATCATCATGAAATATCGACCAACACTCTTATCGTCGGATGGGACGCTGCTCAGGTGGTCGTCGAAGAACGGGTCGATGATAACGTGCAGCCTGCATCCGACCTCTGGGAACTCGTATGTGTTGTAGTTCCAGAGAACTTGATTTTCAAACTTGAGCTGCTGGTTTGGCTGATAGAAACGCACTACATCCCAACCGTATTTGTCCTTGTAGTAACGGATCATCAACGTCAGGATGTTGGCTGCCGTATAGCGATCAGTGAATGCGTCGATATCCTCTGTGTTGCGAGTTCTCCTGAGCGCGTAGAGTATTTCCTGGAGAGAGTCAAAGTTGATAGGATCGCCATTGCAATCCCACAACCTGTGGCAATCTTCGAGTTGTTTAAGGATACCAACAGCGTTCGCTTTGTACTCGATTATGCAATTGGCATTTGCAGGATCACGAACCTGTTCGAGCTTTTCGTAATTTTCTACCGTCTGATTTTCATTAATCTCACGGCCAAAGAAAGTCGCATTCCAGAACATCATGTCTGCCAGCTCTAGTTGGCGTTTCTTTTGCTGAACAAGAGGCATTGTCCTGAACTTTTTGAACAGCGGATCGAGCAGAGGTGCCTCAAGAGCCCTCAGATATTCCTCTGTATAGCAGTGAGTTCGCCTGAATGTCTGGAACCAGACAGCCTTCAGTGTGAGCGGGATCTCGGCGGTATCGTTATAGCACCAAGATTCATACTGGCTCACGTTGTTAACCAGCGGGATCAAAATACCGTGGGTTGGAAGATATGGAGCTCGCTGAGAGGGGCTCATCCCAGCCCAGGTTGTTGCAGAGATACAAGGAGCCACTGTGACAGTCGCGTAGTGGTTCCCGCCAGCGTCTGCGTTTTCAGCCGCATAGATACGCATCTGGATTCTTCGACTGACGCCCGTTGCGGCATCCTTATATACTACGATCACAAACCTGCCGGGAAGGAAATAACGCTCGATATTGGGCACATCGGTTGAGAACTGGCCCGAGTTTTTGGCCACAGTCAAATCCCACGCCGACGCCGGGATTCCGCCTGTCCCGGCTTTAGGTGACGCAACACCAGCGGTAACTTCCCAGTAGAGAGTATTTACTTGCCACCGTTTGGGCCGGTAAATGAACGGCGCAATAACACTTTGGCTGGCATCAGTCGATAGATTTGTTTGGCGCATTGGCACCATTCTGGAGAGGAGCAGATCTTGCAGCGCTCGCTGCTTTACGCCGCAAATTCGTCCTTCCTTCTCTGTTGCCACAACACGAGACATTCCGACTTCTTTCCAGAAGAGATCTTCAAAGTCGGAAGGTTTCATTGCTTTGATATTGGCGCGAGTGATAGAGCACCCGCACGACTCATCAACCTGGATGTACAAAGGTTCGCACTGACTTAACAAGCTCATAGTTTTTCTCTGTTAGTTTTGATAAACAGTGCACCATTCAACGCGCGATGTGCAAAAAAAAAGCAACCTTTTGCGAGGTTGCCTGACTATTACTATGTGGGCTTTCTCAGGTAAGACTTATCCCGAGCGCGCCTATTTCTTCTTTCGTCATCATGCCAGGAGCCGATGGTGGCGAACCAGCATTAGAAATTGGGGTAGGTGCCACAACAGGAGGGGAAGGCGAGGGAGACCTTTGCTGTTGTGGCACCTGGGGCTTTTGCTGCGGTAGAGTACTGGTGGAAGATTTTTGAAATTCGCCAAGTTCCTTTGCTATATCGGCTAACGATTTGAGCCTTACCGATACATCATGTGCTACAAGAGTCAGCACATCTTTTTCATCGAAGGTCCAATACTTTGCTCTGTCTTTTTCAGGTACAGACATGTACTGGTAAAGCGGCAGGAATGTCGCTCCATTTCTTTCCAATCCCTGCCCTTCCTTCGCGAACATCTCGCCAGCGTTTTGGATGAATTGAATGATCGTGGCATCCATTGGGTCATTTGGATTGAGTCTCCTAGTAGGATCATGGCAAGCAACAGCAAATCTCTTTGCGTATTGATCTACCTGACCCATTAATGCGTTGACCATTTGCCCAAGGCGCGAATTTTCAGATTTGGTTGCCTTTTCGATTATTTCGCTGGTGCCATCCCGTTTCAAGAACTCATCCAGTCTGGATTTTGTCCACTTAATCGACTCTTCAACTTTTGGAGCTGCCTTGATCTCGGCCAGATGGCGCTCCATTTCCTGGATTTTCTCTATTGCGGGCTTCTGGATTTCCGGGACAACGTTGCTGAGTTGGTGTTTAACCATTATTCGGATTCTCTCCTTGTCCGAATCACGCAGCGCTTTCAGCTCTTTCGGAAGTACTGTTTCGGCGTATTTGGCAACCTCCTCCTCAAGTTCTTCCTCGCTGACATCCGGATTCTCTGCCGTTCTTTTTTCGAGCCATGCTACGACCTTTGCTCTTGCGTCCGCGAACTTCTTTGGAAGATCCTTGTATTTTTCATCAACAGATGCCGCTATTTTCAGGAACTCGAGCTCTTCCTTTTCGTCGTCTTCCCAATCAGTCGTGTCAATCTCCTCTTCAGCGGCTCTTTCAGGCTTCGGAGTTTCTTGCGCTGGAGGTTGAAGCTTTTGGCCTTTGATTTCGTCTATGATTTTCGCGGTTTCTTCGCGAATTACTTTTTGGAAATCATCTGGCTTCTTTCTGAAAACGCGAGTTTTCTTTTCCTCGGTCTTGGCTTTCTCAGGCTGCGACTTTTCTCCAGTACCTTCCTGCTCACTTGTCTTATCAGGTAGAGGACCTGCTGCGCTTTCCTGAGCAGCTTCTCCACCTTCCGAGGTAGTTGTCTGTTTTGTTTTGTCTTCTTCTTTGTTCTCCTCGACTTTCTTTGCCGCAACACCGAGATCCGCGAGAATTTGCTTAAGGATTTCATCCTCGGCTGGCACGGGAACTTGATCCTGCTGTCCCTGCTTTGGTTGCTCCTGTGTTTCTTTTGGTTGGGTAACGTTATCTTGCTTAATATCGTTGCTGTTCATTTGGGCCTACAATAACAAATCGGTTATGCCTTGTCAAGACTGTCTTGTGTTGACCTTTTGCGCGAGGACCTGAACTGTTTGGGCCAGCGAAGCTATTGCAGCTTTGATTTGGTCGAGCTCAGACGGAGCGACCTCTTCTTCAGGTTCGATCAACAGGTCAACCCCGGCACCACTCAACCTGAAGATCTCGTTGAAAATTTCAATCATCTTTTCAGGAGTAATCCTATTTGCTATTTGTGGTGCCTGCAACATTGGGACGAGCTGCACCAGAGTCGTCGCTGCCTGTGTATTGACCATGCGCTGAGAACCGTCTCTGGATGAGAACACGTACTCGTAATCGAACAGTTTCCATTTGTTCCCTGAGACCGTCCATCTCGCGGTACCTGAGATGTCGCTGTAATCACCGACAATATCGAATCCTGCCGACTTCACGACCGTCGCCGGATATCGCCTTGTCACTGGCAGCTCAAACGATTCTGTCTCTGCGCAATTGATCCATGACTCGAACAATATGCGTTTCTTCGCAGCCCTGAATTCGTCGATGCCATCAGACGCGAAGTTGTACATTGCAGAGGACGAAGCCTCGATCTGTCCTGCCTCTGTCGCGGTAACCCCGCCTTCTGTCTTTACGATTGGTTGTCCCATTTCGTTTGCAGACATGGCTGCGATTCTCTCTGCGAGCGCGACCGTCTGCACAATTGCGCGGAAAATGAGTTCAATTGACTGCGGAGCGACAGTGGCCTGAACGCAACCCAAAGCAGTTTTCGGATCAATGCCTTTTTCAAAATAAGCTGAGCTACTGTACATGATAAGTACAGGTCCGGCTGATTGCACAGCGCCTTCTATTCGCCGTCTCAGGTCTTGTTCGGCCTTGCCAACCAGCGCATCAGAATCCGCGTAAATGATCTTCAGCTGTTCAATTGCGCACACAGCGAGCAACTGGCGATAGAGATTTGTCAGTTGGTCCTGGAATGTGAGCATGTCCATTGCGAATGACACCGACGTTGTGCGATTATCATTCTCATTGTATCCGCAATACGCTCCGGGACGCGAAGGGAGCAGCTCTGCATGAATCACTGTTCCGATTGTACCTGCCGTCGTGAATCTTACCCAGACCTCTTCCGGATATGTTCCGATGCCGTATTCAATCGGGCGTAGCTTTTCGTAGTAAACCGCAACGAGACAGGCAGAATCTTCGGGACTTTGTGAGTATCTGCCGATATTTGCCTTTGAATCATTTGACGATCCGAACGGCATGATGCTCGGAGGTGTCATCGTGCAGTAGTACTGTCTCCAATACGAGGGGTAATTAGAGAACAGAGTTATCCAGTTTTCGCCGTACGACACCGAGTCGAGATTGTAATATGCCTGATTTGATTTTATCGTTCCCCATTTGAGCACATCCCAGTAACCGCAATAGGAAATACCATTGTCATAGTTCAGGGACGACCACGGGTGTGCCGAATCTTTGAATATCCTTGTTGGGTGCGGATTAACGAACACAACGCCTTCACGTTCCACGAAAGATTCCTTCGAATCATCTGTTTCAGGATCGCCTGTGAAATGGATCTGGCGCTCTATCTCCCAGCTTGCCCGAACGAAATCCACGCTATGACCGTAGAGATACATATCGCGCATTACCTGCACGTCATGGTGTCTGTATCCGTGGCTATCTATGATTTGCTCCGCTACCTCGCTTACAATGTCAGCGCACAGTTTCGCCGTTTGTGCCGTACTTCGAGCCTGGTACTTGTAGTACGGGAACATTGAATTGTATTTGTTGGCCTGTGCGGCGAGCCTTCGCGAGACCATGCTCCGAAGGAGAGGAACGTTGGCTTCTATGAATGCCGGCAGGTCAATGCCTACGATTTCGTTTTTATCGTTTCGCTTGATATACTGGGTTGCTCCAAGTTGCGTCAAAAGCTTGGCGCATTCCCTTGTGTCCAGCTTCCCCATCGCGTAGTGAAGAAGCGGAATATCAGCTTTTGTGATCGGCGTAGAATCCCATGCAATATCAATCGCGATATAGGGATTGGCCGTGGACAGAGATTCAGAGATAGCTGCTGTTAGCCTGTCACTGATTTTCGTCTCGATTCTCTTCCTGACCTCCACATCGCGTTTCTTGCGTTCCCTCACATCTGGAGGATCCTTCTCCGTCGGAGACGTCGCGGTCATTATTTCCCGCAAGCGCTCGTTCGTTGTGCCGAACTTTTCTAAAACTCTTAGGTCTAACATATGTAGCCTCGAAAATGCTAAGAAGGAACCCCACAGCCGGGGGCAGCTTCTTCATGCTACGATAAGCGAACCTTCGCTTCCTGTCTAATACCCCGCCCATCGCCCAGACGATATCCACAGGCAACCTAAGTTTTTTGGCGAGGCTTTCGACTCTTTCAGCAGTCCAGCTTAATGCTCCTGCAGCTGCGAATTGCGCGCGAATTACTTCAATTTTGGCCAGCTCGTCCTGTCTTTTTAGCTGTCTCAACGACTCCCTTCTGGACATTGCATAGCCGAACTTCTTTTTCCTTAACAGTCCAAGCAGAATCTTTGCTTCATTCCCGGGTTGCGGGATCATGGCAACGGCAGGACATTTATTCCTATAGGTGTATTATCGGCTGGTTTTACAGTTTTGGGCCCGCCTTCCTCGGTCATTTGTCCCTGTTCCTCTTCCGGTTCCGTTTCCTCGGTCTCGGGCAACCTGACTTCCATGACGTCACCTTCGGCATACTTATTGTTCACGGTTGATACCTGAACCGTCACCTCAATGTCGATTTCGTCACCGGGTTCGAGTGTGCTGAATGCGTCACGAACATCAGGGTTCTCGCCGAAATCAATCCTGAATTTGCTTCTCATATCAGTAATACTCTGCTGCATATGAAGTCTGGCTGTCAAGTGCCGGCTTTTCCTTGTCAATAAAACTGAATGTTGCCTGCCGGTGCCATACCGAAGTTTTGCCAACAGAACCGCTACGGTTCTTCGCAACGATAACTTGTGTCTCCTTCACGACATCATATGCTCCGTTCTTATGCAGGAATATCACGATGTCGCTGTCATTTTCGAGCGATCCTGATTCGCGCAAATCGCTCAACCTCGGTTCTGTGCCTGATTTTTCAACGGCGCGATTCAACTGGCTGGCTATAACGACAGGGATATCATGTTCCGCAGCCATATAACGGCACGCAGCGCTCACTGTGGCGACTTCCTGTTCTCTCGTGTCGCATTTCTTTCCAGGGAGCATCAACTGCACGTAATCGAGAATCACGAGCCCGATATTTTCCTCGTCGCGCATTTTACCAACGAGCACCTCAAAATCGTGAGCCGTGAACTTGCCGCGCTCCTGGAAAAACAGCGGGAGCTGGGAAAACTTTCTTTTTGAGGAGTTAAAAGTTTCAAGCTGTTCAGGCGTCATTTCTCTCATCTGTTTGATCGTCAATCCAGACAGGTTTGCAAGGCAACGGTGAACTATCCTATCGACAGGCATTTCAAGCGAGATAAACAGCGTTGGCACGCCTGCCATTGCCGAATTCAGGGCCAGTTGACCAAGAAGGCTTGTTTTACCAATGCCGGGTCTTGCTGCAATCGTCGTCATCGTTCTGTGCTCCAACTGGACCAAATTATCCAGACTTGGCACTCCGAATTTAACGACAGGCGCTCCGTTTTTCTTCTTTTCCATAAGCGTAATTATCGCGTAGTCAATCACTTCGGCAGCAGAAGGGGCAGGCTCAACAGCCCTGTATTCCTCCGCGATTTTCTTGAATCGCTCAGCAGCGATTCTCGCAACCTTTGTTGGCGATATCCCTTTTTCCAGTGACTGTCTGACACAATCTGATTCTCTTCCAAGAGCCTCTTTTGCAGCAAGTTCGACTATAAGGTCGGCGTAATAGTCGATCGAAGCTGCAACGGGCGAGTTGTCAACTGCCTCAGCCAGCCATATGGAGAAGGCCGGCATGTTCTGGAATTCCTGTCGCTTTTGAGCCTCCGTATATATCGCAAGATGGTCAACATCAGCATATTCGGATGAAAGCTCAAGCGCGATCTTATACGCTTCTCTGGCGAATGGATGTAGCAGGAATTCATGAGATTTTACGCCACGTTTAATCGCGCAGTCGATTGTGGTCTTTGGATCTTGAAGGACACAACCGACGAATTGCTTTTCGATCTCATCTCGGCTCATGGGTGTCAAGGAACTCACCGAGTTCCCTATATTCTTTTCTTACTCTATCAAGTTGCGCGCTTATTTTTTTGCGATTCGCACGAAGTTCTTCAATCCCGGGAAGATTCTTCTCCGTTGCAACTTTAATCGCATCATCTGCCCTGCAGTAATCTGCCAAAAGATTATCCCCAATTGTTTGCAACTCGTTGAATCTGGCGCGTTTACGTTCATATTCATCTCGTGGTACCCGGATTTTCGACGATTTCGGCTCGTATTCATTGCCGAAATATCGCCTGATCGGCTGCGTTAGTTGCCACATTATCGCAGACCGCGGGTCATAAACTGGCTTTCCATAAACGTGCCAGTTCGTCATTTTCAGCGCATAGACAGCGTGATCCCAATCTCTCTTGGTGATAGAGGGATCCGCTTCCCTGGCTTCTTTGTACCACCTCTCT